TTGAACTTCACCATTGCCTTTTGCACGGTCAGTGCTACATTTGTTTGCATCATCAATTTACTAGAAAATGACCCTTTCTCGATCTTGATAGGTGCTAACTTCTTGTACCCACTACCTTCCATTCCTATTAGTTGCCCAAGGTCCGTAATGACATAAAACCCTACATTGTAGCAATTGTACTCTTTAATAATACCTGCAATGTTAGCTGATATGTTTACCCATATACCATCCACCGACCTCTTACCTTGCTGGACGAATAATGATAGTGTCCCATTATTGAACTCTTCGAACTTATCATCTTCCCTTTCTGTATTATAATTCATCACCTCTGGACTTGGTATCCATGGGTCATTAGCCCTTAATAATGCATCAAAGTATGCCTTATTAAGAGTGGGGTTACTAGATAAATCCAATTCATTAACAGTACCATCACTTTTGAAGTATGTCGTAAAAACATACTTGTAGGCTCTGCCAAATAATGCGGGGCATCCTGCCTCACCTAACGATTTAAGACCACCATCGCAGTCACATATATTACACATTTTATTTATTATTTTTTATTATTTTATTTATTATTTTTTATTATTACTAACAACAAGCCAATTTATACATCTTAAAATTACCTATTAATAATACTCCAGAATACTGACCATTCAATAACTCTCTTAGGTGCCCTGTTTCATTATTAGCTCCAACATTAACATGATACACTAATGTGTATTCCGATTTTGGCGCAATAATACATCTATACTCTAGCTGATTAACTACATTAGATGCCATTATAGACATTGGACTAACATACAAATCATAATGAAAATCAGTAATTGACTTATCACCATCTGATGGTAGCAAGAACCATAATTTTAATTGAGCCTCGCTATATATAGCACTTTCAGGGTCATTAATAAATCTCTCCGATTGAATTTCTTGTAGATAAACAATGGGGCAATCAGCTAATCTATTATATACAATTCCATCTAATTCTGCCTTTGCTTTTTTCTGTGTCCCATGAATAAAGATTGGATTTTCGCACTCAAGTATATCACCTATTTCTGGAGCAATATCTCCAGTTATTGTTATACTGCCACATTGGATGTCAATGATGGTGTAGTATCCCTTGCCTTGAATTGATACTACACCACCTTGCCATACATACGGGCTGCCATTATTAGCATCATAATACACCGTATAACTATCCTCATTTTCCATACATTCTATTAATTCAAATGTATTGAAAAATGTTGTGGAGAACCATTCTCTAATAACTATTGGTATAGGTTTCATTAAAAATCAAATGTATTGATTCCATGTAACATACCCCATTTTACCATCCCTAAGTTCCAATCTGGGTAATCTTCAATGTATCTAGTCATATAATATAACAGCACTTTATTTTCTGTTACCATATTATTCCACGCATCAACCATTTTACAAGAAGGGCCCATATTAATACTGTTTTCCTGTATATTCATTACTTCGCCCCCAATTGTAGTATTAGTTACATTATTCCTCTGCCACTTATAGTACACATAATCAGCTATCGGGCTAGTTTTATTAGCTCGAATTAGCCCCTCCCATTTAATGGGGCTACCAGTTATATTATTGAACTCATACCCATTTACAATCTTATCTATTCTTGCAGGCATAGGAATAGAAGGAGTACTATTATACGATATAACTACATCCTTTATCTCCTCTTCTAATTCAATGCCAAAAAAAGATCTTAGATACTCATCCTCGCACATAGAAATAAATTCTGAAAATCTATTACTTGCTGATATATTATTAGCAGAAGTGATATTAGGAATAAATAATTTATTGTTAAAATATGACTTGTCTATTAGCACTATTTATCCATTTTTGCCTTTATTGGTGACTTAGAAACCCATCCTTTCTGTAAAAAATTTTGCCCATGTGTGTGGGCACTTAACTTTACTATCTTCCCAATGCCTAATTCTTTGCAAAATGGATGTTTGTCTGTAACGAAGTACTCTTCACGCGATGTGAGATCAACAACTAATTCTTTTTCTTTTGTCATTTTTTTATTATTTATTTATTAATTAATTATATAATTAAACAGTAATCGCAGCCTTAATATTAGCTAAAGAATCGTATATAAATGCAGCTTTTTCAACATCTTTAACAAAGTGCAAGGCTCTCATATCTGCTCTAACAGATTGCATATTTTTATCGAAATCATCATTACTATGCCCTAACTCTATTTCTATATCATCAAAAATACGAATGTGAGACTTTGAAAAATCACCTATCAATATATCACCCGCAGGAATACTGTTATGCCACTCAACTCGTACATTGTCAACATATAATACCCCATTTCTCTCCTGTACTGGTGCTATGTTAATATCTCTGAATTTCTGCCCCTTCCATGTATATATATTGGTATAAGTTATAGGATTAACTACAGCTGCAACATTGTTGCCAAAATTTAGTGACCGTAATTGATATAATGCTGCTAATATAGCGTCAACATCATTTGCATCGGGTACTACGCCATCTAATGCTGTTGTTGTGTATGCCGTAGCGTATTGGAATAACCCCTTCATCTGCCCACTTGACCCGCTGCCATCTAGATATTGATTGTCTGCAACAATACTCATCTCCTCACCTAAATCCATATCAATAGTCTGCTGCATATCCTTAACATCGCGCAGCATGTACTTGCCAACTTTGGTGCGAACAGATATTTCCTTCGCACTTTCAGTTTCCCCTACTATATCAAAATCACGCAATGGCTTAGTCCCACCTTCCGCAGTTATTGCAGCATTCCCTTCTGAATTTTTTTTGTTAACCCAACCGATTGCTGGCACACCATATTGCCCATTATTACGCACTATTCTAACATCCGCTAACTTAATCATTAAAGGTGTATTCCTTGGTGCTTGCGCAAGTCCATTTTCTAGAGTGAGATTAAAATTAGTGTTGCCACTAATATTAGTGGACACCAGCATTGAAGACGCAGCCTTAACAACCACCTTATACTTATCAATTACCCCATCATTGAACTTGTCTAATTCCTCTTGTTTTATGGCATGATATGGGTTGATGTTGGCATTCGGGTTCCCAATTTCCTTCAATGCTGTTATCTCTGAACTCAACCGCTCACACTCATCTTGTACAACTTTATATCCTGTTGATACTTTTGTGGTTACGATATTCTCAATCTCTTCTTTAGAGATTTTTTCCGATTTTAATTTTTCTAAATTTTCTTTAACTGTCAGTGATACCTCCGTATTAACTCTGTCTATCACTGATTTAATTTCTGATTCTGTCATTTTTTTTATTACTTTATTTTTATTAAATCTAAATAGTTAATAACGCTTAACTCTTGCGGAGTGAATAAAATCGGCTCATTTTTTTGTGTTGAAGTGATACTAAAATCGGCTTCCTCTATATTACTTACTGATTGTGTTGGTGTCGCATGATTACTTCCTAATACCACCGCACTCCCTTCTACAACTTTTGCTTCTGTTACAGCGAAAAAAACACCAAATTGATCCGCGTAATCCTTATTAACAACGTATGGATAAAATTTGTTCCAGTTTTCAAACTCATTGTTATATTCCTTTTTCTCTGAATTAATGCACGTAAATAATTGTATGTAATTCATCCCCACACTATGCTGATGGACAAAGTTATTAGCATATTGAGAATACATATAGCTGTTACGTTTTTCTCTAACTTTGCTCTCAAAAATAAGAGCATGTGTATTTCCGCTATAGTTATATCCTATTGATTCCCATGGTAACTCCTGTACATACGCATTAATATCTGGTGTATCGGATATAATATGTTTAAAATCCATTATATGAGATTCTAAGTGTAATAGGTACTTAGTCTCTTGCAATGATTTTTTCCATACATTACCGATGTGTACATCTAGATGTGCGTCAAGTACATTAGAAGTATTGATAATACATTTTACTAACAACACCCCATTTTCTTCTTTATAAGACCCTATACTTTTTCTTGTAAAATCATCTTTTTTATCCAGTATTGGCAATTGTGCATTAACATTCAATCCCTTCTGTATTACATTTTTTTTCTCATGCATAATAGTTGCCCTATTATCCATAATATAGGTATGAAGGTCTTCTTTTTTTTCAAATACTGGAAGCCTCATTTTTTTACTATTTCTCCCATTTTAATAATTTTTGTTTTTTTCTTTACTATTAAAGAAATTATTTTTTTGTCAATATTGATTTTATTTATTACTTTCATTATCAATTATAAGTTTTGCTTGTTCTTCTGTAATGTCCATAGTCAACATGGCAATATTGATTTTATTTTCATACCTAATATTCATTGCATTTATTTTTTCTATACTCTGCACCCTAATTGCTGATACTTCTTCCTTTACTTTTTGATCACCATGCAACTCAGGTATGTGCGAGTAATCACATTCAACATGCAGCCCATATTTTTCTAAATTAAATCCTGAAAATATCATACTTATCTCGCTAATATCCTCTGGAATAATTGTATTTAGATATAAATTTTTTCTTGCCTCCTTCTGCGTTTCATTTTGCGAGCCAATGCTAGATTTTTTTGCAGCTGCTAGTAATTGTATCTGATAACCATATACATCTACTATTCTGCATATCGTTTCTTCACTTTCCTCGAATAGCATTAAATCCCTTGTTGGAATTACGGTACTATTCCACTTTAAATCCTTGCCAGTAATGAGCACTTTTTTTTGACCTCTTAGTACCCCGTAATCATCCCATTCCCTTTGCAATAGCTCTTTTTCATCGGGCAATAATGGAATATAACTTGCTGCATCACGCGTGCTGTTACTTATGAAGCCCTGCTGTCCTCTATTCACAATCATGGAATTCCTTGCATCATAAGATGCAATATTATTAGACACAACAAGCTCTAGCCCATATATGCGACTAGTTGGCAATATGGATTGTTGTATAGCCCGTGATGTTCTTGTAGTCTGGTCTTTCACAAAAGCCACTTGTTGTACAGGAACATTTATTGACATTCCAGAGTAATAATATGTTATTGATTCTATAATTTCTTCTAATCGTACTTTATTCTCTACTCCAGTTCCTTTATACTTTATAACACAATCTACTGGATTTAATACCCATATATTTTGCAGCCCTATTCCAAAAGGTGAGCCATTAGGGACATACCATATTATACAATACCCGTATATCTGTGTATATGATGCTGCCTCTGCCCTGAATTCACTATACGACTGTAGTACATTTGGCTTTCGCATGAACGCCATTATTTCATTAGCAACTAGACTATTACTCTTATTTCCTTTATCGTCAACTAAGTACCATCTAGCATTTGCCTTACACTGGGCTTTGTTAAGAATTACAGATTGTAAGGTGCTACACTTATAGTACACATATTCAATGTCTGATAATGAATATACAGATACTATATTTTTATTAGATCCTATTGAATACCATATATCCACACCTTCCTTTCTCACAGTAGGTGCATCATTCATGCCTAAAAAATTCAATGCTCCATTAAATATTGAACTAAGCCACATTTTTTTTTACAAAAATACACATTAAATGCTTGCTGACATTGTTAATTAGCCACGTTAATAAAGACGTCCCTTTGCGACAACACCGTATCTTACACAATCCATTATGTGATTGCGTAAATCTATTGGATTGTCAGTTGGTGTTGAATCTTTATTCAACGCCCAGCAATAATTTGGGTATTCAATATCCCACAGATTATGCGATACATCTGTAAAAAATACATTACATTCTTGCACCTTATTAATCCCATGCTTTATGTCTCCCTTAATTGCTGCGATTATATTGAATCCATTTTTTAACATTGGGTATCCTTCTATATTATTCAAATCGCCCTGCAAATTACGCAGTGCTCCAATATTAAGATTACCACCATTACCATAATCGGCAATAATTAGATCACTTGACTTTACACCGAGGTCAATTAGCCTCTTAGCTAGCCTCACATTACCCATATCTGTTTCATAAATTAACTCATGCCCATATACATCAGCCCCATGTACCTTTAATTCAATTACAGCGCATGGGTCATTACTGTATCCAAAATCAATGACATATACACTTCTATATTCCAGCTTTTTAAAGCTTTCTAAACTGATCTTATGCCACCCTTTATACACAACACCCTTTCTCCCATCTGTTGTGTACCCCATAATTTCTGTTAAATAGTAATGTAAGTTATATAAGTTACTATTACTATTACCATATTCATCATACCTTTCTGATACTGCTTTGTTTAATTTATTATTACCCTTGTATGATGATTCTATGTACACAACTCCGCTGATATTTTTTGGTATTAATCTAAAATACCCATCGTACTCGGTTGGCTCTAGTGTGAAAAATCTTTTAATAAACCAATGACCCTTATATGGGACATTAGAATTAATTAGTATATATGAACTATCATTCCTTATGCCATCTGCTAGCGTATTGAATTTATACTCTTCTCTTATGTCCTCAAATTCTTCTATTATTGCAATATCAACATCAGCGATTGATTTAAGCCCCGCTTTTTTTTCATTAGATGATGCCCTAAATCCTTTTGTAAAGATTAAATCCTTATTCAACTTCTTATCCTTTAGGATATTATTTTGAAAGTCGAATTGAATATCTAATACCCCATTTACTTTTTTATTAATTTCATTATACCTATTTTTTATTTCTTGCAAAATAGATTGTGTTATTGTGCTATGTTCATCACGTAATACAGCGATACGTTTTTTTTCACATATAGCTTTCAATGTGACTAACTTACTAGCTTCATAGGATTTCCCAGACCCTCTAGGACCGATATTAATTACCATCCATGTGCCATGTGGTATATTATATAACTTTTTAAATTGAGGTAACGGATTTGGGTTAATTACCATCTGATAATAGATTACAGGTCCACTTCGCCAATTTCCAAACTTAACCTAGCATATAAATCACCTTCCACCTTAGTACTAATTGTTGCATAATCACCTTCCACCTTAGCTATATAGTCTAATGCCTTTATCCTATCTGAGAATGAGGGATACCTTTTTTCCCCATTCTCTAATTTTGCCACACCTAATGCAATTTTTTCCGCTATTCTTAACCTTCTAGTCTTATCTAATAAGAGGGCATCTAAGGCACTCTCTTCATTTTTAATACCGTACTCCGTCTTTAATTTATTACGTTCTGTAATGAGCTGATTATAGTATCTATCGTATAATCTTAGACACCTTTGCCTCTCAATTTTGTAGTCAGTTCGCACATATTCGTAAAAATTCGATTTTGTGTTAATACAATTATTACCGCTATTAATAGCGTCTATCATTAGCTCTTTAAATTTCTCCTCTGAAATCTGTGTCCTCATTTTGTTTTTTTTGCATATCATTAACATGCCTAGGCAAGTCATGTTTTTCTGTATGTTTCCATACTTGTATGGTCATATTATCTATAATATCCTTCATAAATATTATTGTTTCCTTTATTGATGCGGAAACTTCACTTGATATTTCATCGCGTTTTATAATTTACAAATATAAAGTTTTAGCTACTACTATTTAAAAAATCTACATACATGGCATACTTATCTCTATAATTTGGATAAATATCTATTAAGTCATTGAGTGCATTTTTTGAAGATATTATAGTTGAATGATCCCTGCCACCTAATGCTAATCCAACTTGTCTATAAGTTACTTTTTTATCAATTATATACATATCATAACAATATTTCGAAAAAAATTGCCTAGCTGTAACAATTGGATTTTTACTATTATTAAGCCTTGAAGTTGATCTAAGTTTTTCTATGGTTGTTCCAAAAAAGTGGGCCGTTTTCACCAATAAAAACATCATACCGTTTTCATCAAAACAAGTAGTTTGTTTTTTAACACTAATAAATAAATCATTAATGATACATAATCGGCTAACTTCATTTTTCAATGACTCACACTTATCTAATCCTCCTGATATTGTAATTGTTATTATTGCTCTATTTTTGTTCATTTTTTTCTATTTAACTTTTGTAAAACATGCACCTATACACTAGTTATATGCTATGCTGTGCGACAAGCTCCTCTATTTTATTGTCAAAAATATTTCCGACAACCTCTAAAAAATTTAGGACATCGTTTTTTAACTCATCGTGTTCTGCAAATGGGGTAGGAATAAAATTATAACTACCATTTAATTTTATATATCCAAAACAAGCATACTCTTCAATCCATACAACTTGACCAATAAAACTATCCATTGTATATTTTGGGTGCTTTTTGTAGATAAAATAATCTCCTTCAAAAATTGGATTGTCATTTTTATCTTTTAATCCAGTACATTGTGTTACTGTATTTGCTTCAACATTATACTGTTTTGTTTGCCAGTCATCAGTATCTAAATCAGGTAATTGAGTTATAAAATGATAAAGACTTCCATCATAATCTTTATGAAAATCGCCATAAACAAACGCTGTTTTTTCGTATCGTTCAGG